AATGTCAGAGGAGAAGATTGCTGAACGTATCGACGCGAATCTTCTCAACGTTTCTCTTGATGACCTAATGAACATGCCGAAAGACATGTATGAGAAACGCATGGGTAAACTCAAGGAAAAGGTCAAAGGCAAGTTGATTATTAAAGAGTATCCAACTGCCTCTGCTAATCCAGCCCACTTCCGCGCACTGATTAACGATCTTGCTTTGAAGAAAAACTTCCGTCCAGATATTATTTTCATCGACTACCTAAATATTTGCGCATCTGCTAGAATTAAGGCTGGCGCGAATGTTAATTCCTACACATACATCAAAGCCATCGCAGAAGAACTTCGTGGGCTTGCCGTCGAAAATAACGTGCCGATTGTCTCCGCAACTCAGACGACAAGGTCTGGCTTTTCGAATTCAGATCCAGGTCTGGAGGACACTTCAGAGTCTTTCGGTCTGCCTGCTACTGCTGATTTTATGTTTGCATTGGTGAGCAATGAGGAACTGCAGCAGTTAAATCAAATGCTTGTGAAGCAGTTGAAGAATCGCTACAACGATCCAAATCTTCACAAGCGATTTACAATTGGAGTTGACCGAGCCAAGATGAAGTTGTATGATCTTGAGCAGAAAGCACAAGATGCTGTGATGAAGGAGGCTGAGTCAAAGCCAGTGTTTGATCGTGGAAAGAGCACAGATAAGTTTAAGAATCTAAAAGTGTAATGAAACTACAAAAGATTGAGAAGAAGGTATATGCTCTTGCTGAAAATTGGGTCGGTAAGAAACACATACCTTCAATCATTCGTCAGTTAAACAAAGCATTCAAACCATACATTGTTTGTTTTTCTTCAGAAAGATTTGACTCTGAATACTATGAAGATCATAATGTAATCATAAATGCGCATTACTGCAACAAGATTTCAAATATCATTCCAGAGCATATCTACATCAGTTTACATTTCCCAAAAGATTCTAAGAAAGCAATTATAACTGAAGATGGTGCTAAGAATTTGGCAGTGAAGATTATTCGAGCGATTCATCATGAGTATCGTCACAAGCATCAGCAAAAACAAAGACCTTTTCTCTTACAGAAAGAGTACAAACCAAAACCAAAACAAAATAAGATGAAGGCTATGTACTATGGTAATCCAGATGAATTGGACGCCCATGCATATGAAACTCAGGCTGAAAAACTCGATATAAATAAATTACGTCGCGCACATAAGATTGGCTGGAGAGAATGTGAAGCCATCTTTATGTATCGCCAGACATTTCGAAAACAAGATCCAAAAGTTTGGAAACGATTTCTTAAAAAGGTTTACAAAAACAATGAGTAACAAGGGTCTATTATTTGAGTGGTGTATTTACTATTTGATAAAACAAAGCCTTCCAAATAGTAGAACAGACACTTTGATGACAACAGCCAAAAGTAATTATAATGCAGCACCAAAAGAAATTAAAGTTGCTGCTAAAAACGCTATTGACGTTGTTAGAAAAACTTATGGCGAGATAAAGAGTGTTGAGAAATTGTCTGGCGGAGATGAGCCAAAGACAGATCTTATTCTTAAGACTTCTAAAAACAAGACGCTTAAATGCTCTCTCAAATATGGCGATTCAATCCAATTGTCCTCTGGTGGCGTAGCAAGAACTGTTTCATTTTTAAACGGTGTGCTAAAAAATCTTGCTAGAGAAAGTGGTTATGATGCTGCTGCAATTAAAAACATTTTATCTGCTTTGGTGAATTTTGAAAAACAATATGGTGAAATTGGATCATTACCTAGAAACAAGATAGACAAACTAATGACAGAGGCAGAGAGATACGATATCTTATTGAAGAATATTCTAGGAACTCGCAGAAATCCTTCTGTGTCTGGTGAGTATGCTAAAATCAAACTAGCAATTGTCGAAGAAGCATTAACTGGAAAATATACTTTTAGAAATAGTGATAAAACAGCAGATCACGTCTTAACGGAAAAATATATAAGAAAGATCGACAGTGGTTTTATCAAAGAAGTCGCTGACAAAACATCTGTTAGACTCGCACTCAAAGGTCGAGGAAAGACGATGGTTGCTGGTAAGGAAGTTAGATTGAACGAAATTGTGGTAAGATTTGATTATAATTGAGGTTTTATGACAACATTTGTGACTGGTGGTTTGGGATTTATTGGTTCTAATTTTGTAATCTCGCACCTTAAAAAATATCCTTCAGACGAGATTGTCGTTCTTGACAATCATTCATATGCTGCCAATGGATCAAATCTAAATGGCTTTTGGGAAGATTGGCGATTAAACGTCAAAAAAGTCGACATTCGCAATCTTGAATTTGTAGATCATTTATATCAAGACTATGAACCAGAAATCACGTTTCACTTTGCTGCTGAGTCTCACGTTGATAATTCTATTGCTGGTGACGATGACTTTGTCAGCACTAATGTTGTGGGCACTCACAACATTCTAAAGTGCGTAAAGAGATATGGCGGTAAACTCGTTCATATTTCTACTGATGAAGTGTTTGGTTCTCTTGGTCATGATGATCCACCATTCACTGAGAATACTCCATACAATCCACGCAATCCGTATTCTGCAACTAAAGCATCCAGCGATCACCTTGTTCGGTCATATGTGAACACGCATGGGATTGACGCGATTGTGACCAATTGTTCAAACAACTATGGTCCTCGCCAGCATCGCGAGAAATTTATTCCAACAGTAATCCGCCACATAAAGAACAATACTCCAATTCCTGTCTACGGAACTGGTCAAAATGTTCGTGATTGGATTTTTGTAAATGATCACTGTGAGGCATTGCTTACAATTGGACAAAATTTTAAGCGAGGAGAACGATATAATATTGGCGGTGGTCATGAGATGAGTAATCTAGAAATGGTTACTTTAATTCTTGATCTAATGGGCAAGCCTGTGAATATGTATCAGAGTTGGATCAATCACGTTTCTGATCGAAAGGGGCATGACTTCCGTTATGCGATGAATTCAGATAAAATCTTCAAGGAACTTGGATGGTCTGCGAAAACAAAGATTGTTGAGGGTCTTGAGAAAACATTGGAGTGGTACAATGCGTAAAGGAATTATTTTATCAGGTGGAATGGGCACGAGACTCTACCCATGCACAGAAGTGTTGTCAAAACAATTGTTGCCTGTCTACGACAAGCCACTTGTTTACTATCCATTGACAACATTGATGATGGCTGGAATTCGTGATATCATGATCATCAATTCACCAAATGATGCAGACTCGTTTCGTCGTTTGTGTAAAGACGGATCTCAATGGGGTGTTGAAATTTCATATGCAATTCAACGAGAACCAAAAGGCATTGCTGAGTGTTTCCGTCTAGTTGAAAATTGGATTGGAAAAGATGATGTTGCATTGATTCTAGGTGACAATATCTTTTATGGTAATGATCTAATCAATCGTTTTAATTCTGCAAATTGGAATAGTGCTGGTGCAACATTGTTTGCATATCATGTAAATGATCCAGAACGATTTGGTGTTTTAGAAACAAATCAAAATGGAGATCCAATTGCAATTCATGAAAAACCAAAATATGCGCCAAGCAATTATGCAATCACTGGATTGTATTTTTATGATAATAAGGTTGTTGATTACTCTTGGCAGATTCAACCATCTGCTCGCGGTGAACTTGAGATCACTGACATTAACAACATTTACATGAAGAATCATGATTGTAAAATTGAGTATTTGAATCGAGGCGTGGCATGGATTGATACTGGAACATTTGAGTCTCTGTCAGAGGCTTCTGTTTTCGTGGGATCGGTGCAGCGTCGAACAGGAACTATGATTGGATGCCCTGAAGAAATTGCTTATAAGAATGCGTGGATCACAAAAGATCGTCTTTTGACGTCTGCTCAGAAATATAGTAAGTCTGATTATGGTAAGTATTTGTCAAGAATCGTTAACATGAGGTAATGAATATGCATTTTCTAGTTGTTGGTCGTGGTTGGACAGGAAAGAAAGTTTTTAAAGAACTTCTTAATCGTGGGCATGTGGTTACATTCTGCTCGCATGAAGACGCAATTGAAACGATTGAAAATACTCGTTTTGATTGGGTAGTGAACTGTGCTGGAAAGACAGGAACACCAAACGTCGATGCTTGCGAAAAGGACAAGCAAGGTACGATTGAAGCCAATGCAATTTTCCCAGCATTGCTCGCAAACGCATGCGATAAGGTATGGGGAACTCGTCTTGCGCACTTCTCAAGTGGTTGTATCTACATGGGCGACATCGATGATGTAGACGCACCACCAAACTATTTCGGAAGCATCTACTCAGTCTCCAAGGGAGTTTCTGATGTTTACCTTGGCGATAAGGCACAGGTCTATCGCATTCGCATGCCATTTACAGGTCTAGATGAGTCAAAGAACTATCTGACCAAGGTCTATAACTATGCCAAGAACGGCAAACTTATTGATGCTGGTGAGAATTCGCTTACAGATCTTGATGAAGCAGTGGTTGTAGCCTGTGATTTGATGGAATCAGATGAACCAAATGGTTACTACAATCTTGTAAACAAGGGTTCAGTAAACATGCATGAACTTGCTGAACTTATGGGCATTCAGCCACAGTGGTTCACCGCAGAAGAGTTTAAGGCTGCAACTGCGGCTGGTCGCTCAACCTGCACAATTCCTGCATATGAGGGGATGTCTGATGTAACAGCCGCTCTCACAAGAGCGATTGCCAGTATGAAATCCTAAATAAAAGGTAATCCCACAGTGTGGAGAGAAGATGTTTGGATTCAAGCAGTACATTCCGTTTCTTACAGAACAGAAAAAGCCAGTTCGCGGAATCCAACACCTACCACATCCTTCCGAGTCTGCGTTTCAAAGTAGTCGTGGTGCCGTAGGTTCGGCTCTCTCCAAAATCCAAGGCGTTGTTAGCGGTCGTGCTCCGATCACTCGAAAGATCGACGACCGCATGTCTTTCCAAGTTGTAAAGACACCAGAAGGAAAGGTCGGTGTCAAATACAAAGGTCCTGGAGCAGAATACAATTATTCTCTAGAGGATGTAAAGAAACAATACGCCAAAAAACCTTATGTGGCTGGACCTCTTATGAACATTCTCAAACATGTTCATAAAGTCCTCCCAGATAAGGCAGGAGAATATCAAGGTGGATATTTAAGTTCTCCTGAAGATAGAAAAGAAGAAGATGGGCATATTAGCCATACTCCAAACACTATCAAATACTCTGTTCCAAAGAGTTCAGAAGAAGGAAAGAAACTTGCTCGCTCTAGAGTGAGTGTTGTCATTCATTCTAAATTAAACGAAAAGGGCGAAGCCTCACCAGTTCCAGAAGATGAGTTTAACGAACATCCAGATGTTCATCTAATGAGTCATGTCGTCTCTTCTGAAGAAAGAAAGTTGTCTCCAGAGGCAAAGAAAAAAGCAGTAGAACATATTGCCAATGCAAAGAAACTTGCAAAAAGTCATTCCACAGAACATCATGTTGGACACGAAGAAACACTTCTTCGTTATGCAAACTCAACTGTTGATACTGGCGAGAAACCATCTGTAAAAGGGTATAAAAAGTTTCTTGAGAAGTATCATCAGAAGCGCATCGATTCTGTCAAAACAGAAAAAGCAAAAGCACAAAAGAAATCTGAGATGGATTCTGCGATTAATCAAGTGAACGATAATATTGAGAAATTTGATCGCACCTTTGACATTCATCATCACGTTCAACAAGCAACCTCTGCAGTTGCTGATGCACTTTCTAAAACAGCGCATGGTGGATATAAACACCATATTGGTAGCGAAGAAGCAACAGGCGAGGGATTTGTTTCTGGTGGTGTTAAACTTGTCCCACGCAAGTTTACAATTGCAAATCGCCAACGTTCTGCAGCATTAAGAGCACAGAAGAGTGTAATATGAGCAAAGCAACATTTACATTTGGACGTTTTAATCCACCAACTGAAACTGGACATGGTAAGTTGGTTTCTGCAGTTCAGTCTCATGCTGAGGGGGCTGGTGGAAAACATTACATTTTTCCATCACATAGCCAAGACAAAAATAACAATCCATTAACTCATAATGAGAAAGTGGGTGCAATGCGTAGATTATTCCCAGACGCAAATGTGGTGTCAGAGAAAAAAGTGCGCACAGCAATTGATGCAATGAAACATCTTGAGAAACAAGGGCACACTCATGTGACAATGGTTGTTGGCTCTGATCGTGTCAGAGAGTTTGATTCTCTGCTCAATAAATACAGAAAAAAAGAATTTCCTGGAATTAAAAAAGTTGAAGTAAAATCGGCAGGACATCGCGATCCTGATGCAACTGGAGCAGAAGGTATGTCAGCCTCAAAACTTCGTGGTCTTGTAGCAGCAGGAAAACGCGACGAATTCATTTCTCATTACAGCGACAAAGAACTTGGCGCAAAATTACATGATAAGGTAAAAAAAGCAATGAACGAAAACACAACAGCTCCATTAGGTATTTTTCTTCTTGGTGGTCCAGGAAGTGGAAAAGATTATGTTCTTAAGAACATTTTTTCTCGTTTTGATTTAATGGAACTTCAGATTGATCAAATTCTCAATGGCACTGCCTCTGAGTTATTTGAAAACAATCAAAATGTTGTGATCAATGGCGCAGCAGATTTAGAGAAGATTCAAGTTGTCCAAGCAATGCTTGAGGGTTATACATTTGACCATGTTTATGTTTCTGTCTCAAACAAAGTAAGCCGCGAAAGAAATGACGCAAGAGACATCCCACTTTCTGATCAAAAGAGACTTGAGAAGTGGTATCGCGCAGAAAAGTTAGCCGAAGAACTAGATTGTTTTGTCTTTAATAACTCAATCAATCTAAACGAGTCTTCAGACATGGAAAAGGTTTTCTTCGGTGCGCAGATTGAAAAACTTCTTGCAAGAGTTGTTGACCACGGATTAGAGATTCAAGAGGAATCACAGCCGAAGGCTTTTACTCTGCTTCGCGAAAAAAGATTTCCCGCAGTAGCAAAAGATAAAGAATCTGGACTCCCAAAGAAGTATGTTGCAGGATTAAGTTCATCAACTGCAAAGGCACGTAAGACTCATTGGAAAAAGATGAGCAAGTATTCTGATAAAGATCCAAGAGCATATGAACCTGCTCCTGGAGATAAGACTGCAAAGACGAAGCCAAGCAAACACACATTGGCTGTTCGTAAGATGATGGACGAAGCAGAAGCCTTACCAAAGAAGTTGCGACACATCGCACGATCTGGAAACATCACAGCAGTCAAAGAACGCCAAAAAGAAAATAAAATTGAAGAAGCAGCTGCAGATAATTCACTTTCTGCAAAAGCAGCCAAATCTGGTATTTCGCTCTCAACTCTCCGCAAGGTTTACAATCGCGGAGTTGCTGCATGGAACTCTGGTCACCGTCCAGGAACGACACCACAACAGTGGGGGCATGCTCGTGTAAACTCTTACATCAACAAGGGCAAGACTTATCACACAGCAGATAAAGATCTTCGCGAAGAGATTGATGAAATGTTTGAGACAGAATTGCAATGCTGTCCAGATGTTCAGGAAGCAGTTGATCTAACACCAACAATCAATACGAAGAAACCAAAGAAAGGAAAGATGACTCCTGGAGATCTTCGCAGTTCAACGCTCGATGGTCTCCCAACAGTATCAATGATTAAGGTTGAAGAAAAGAAGCCACTAAAACATTTCATGCCAACACCACGCCAAGTTCCTGGTCCTCCAGGCGGTCATCCTGTACCACCAGGATATGAGCGTGTGAAGAGTTGGGGTGGCGGAACTGAACTTCGAAAGATTCCAGATTGGAAATATCAAAAGTCAGTCATTCGTATTGGACAGACTGGAGATAAAGAAAAATTGAAGGCAGTCTTAGACAAGAAATTGTCTGTAAAGGAAGCCATTGAGTTTCATGTTGAAAATCAAATCTCTTTTACCGAAAATGTTTTCCGTCCAGGATCTGAGATGTTTTTTGAAATGATCTCAGAAGCCAAGAAACTCTATAAAGAAGGTAAGTACACACCTGCCGATGAATTTGAACTTGATATGCTCAATTCAGATATCGGTGAGACCGCAGAATACGAAGGTCAGGCAGTCGTTCTTGATTATCCAATTGAGGAAGGTCTTGAGGAATGCTGGACTGGATATACGCAAAAGGGAATGAAGAAGAAAGGCGACAAAATGGTCCCTAACTGCGTTCCTGTAAACGAAGAAGATAAGACGGATGGCAAAGGTATTGGCAAGCCATGGCGCGAAGGCGGTGGTGGTGCGGTTTATGTTCGCACTGGAGACGGTGGAGTTAAAAAGGTTCGTTTTAGTCAGTCTGGAATGACAAAGAAATTTAACGATCCAGCAGCCACTCGAAGTTTTGTTGCTCGTCACCGTTGCATGACAAATAAAGACAAGACTTCAGCCTCTTACTGGGCTTGCCGTTATCCAAGATTTTTCAGTAACTCGGGCAAACTTTGGTGGTAATGGATAAACCATACATAGACGAAAAACTAAATACTTGGTCGTTCATTCGCACATTTAAACATGATGTGTTGACTGAAGAATTAGCATGGCACCGCGACGAATGTGGTAGATATATTACAGTATTAGAAGGTGAGGGTTGGGAATTTCAATTTGATGAGAGACTTCCCAAAAGATTACATATAGGTGATCGGTTTTTTATTCCCGCAAAAACCTTTCATAGAATAAAACGTGGGAAAACTGATCTAAAAATAAAGATTGAGGAATTCTAAATGGCAGACGTAAAAGTTCCAGCACTCTTGCACAAGATGTCAAAGGCTGCTCAAAAGGCATGGTACAAGAAGAACAATATGAAAATGCCGTCAGAAACTGACGATGGTGGAAAGTCTGCTGCTGCAGCCAAGAAGGTCAAAGTTGAGCCACGAAAGAAGGTTGCTGCGAAGCCAGAAACGATTCGCGCACTTAATGCTGCTCGTCAGAAAGGATATTATGAGAAGGGTGGAAGATCACCAGTTGGTGCAGCTGGTCCTGGTGGACAAGGTGCCATGGTTGGTGTTGATCAAGGATCAGCCAAACAAATTATCAAGGGAATTAAAGCAGGAGTGAATCCAAAAGTTGCTCTTGTTCGCTATACAAACGAAGAAGTTGTAGAAGAAGCGACTAAGAAAGAAGCAGAGGCATTACTCGGTGGTCCAGTAAAAGCAAAACCAAAGATGCCTCCAGGAAAGCAACCAGCAGGATATCGTTATGTTCGTGGACTTGCTCGTAAGGCTATGAAAGCAGGAATGAAGAATGAAGAAGTCGAGCAAGTCGATGAAAAGGCACCTCCAGGCGCAAAGTTTGAGCGTATGGTAAAGCACATTAAAAAGGGATATGCAAAGGGCGGCTTAACAAAACAAGAAAAGGGAATTGCTTATGCAACCGCATGGAAAGCATATGGCAAGAAAAATGAAGAAGTCGAGTCAGTAAACGAAGACCAAGCCTCTGATATGCAAAAAATTCAATCTATGGACAAAGGTTCGATGGTTGGTGGCAAAACAGAATTGAAAACGCATTTAAAATATCTCAATGCAATGCATACTCACCAAAAGAAATACGGTTTGGATACAGCAAAAACTAAAAAGAAAATTGGCGATGTGAGCAGAAGTTTAGTTCAGATGGGTGAAGAAGTCGAACTCGAAGAAGGCAAAATTGCAAAAGCACTCGCAGTTGGTGCAATGTCATTGGCTTCAATGGGAGCAAAGGCACATACTGATACAACAAAGTCAGTAGCACAACTTGCTAAAGAACGTCCAGCACTGGCTCAACGTCTACAGGACATCGGTGCAACAGGTCAAGTCCCAGCATCAGATAAGCGTGCTGCTGAATTGCAAAGAAAGCAGGATCAAGAAATGCCAGCCTCTGAGCGTCGTGCAAAAGAGTTGAAGAAAGAAGATGTCGAACTCGATGAAGCCAACATGCGCTTCGATTATGAAGCAGCCGCTCGCCCAAAGTCATCTGATGTCAAGAACTTCTTGAATCGCGATAAGAATGCTCGTGCTGCTGCCGCTTCTAAGAAGTATATTCGCCGCATGACAAAACTTGGTGGTCTTGGTCCAAATCAAACTAAGAAAGACACTGAAGCGCACATGAAGGCTTATTTTGAAGAAGTCGAGCAAGTCGAAGAAAAGTACATGGGCTTCAAGGCAGTAATGGCATCAGCAAAGAAGGGCGGCGCTCGCGATCCTGCCGCTGTTGCTGCTGCAATTGGTCGCAAGAAGTACGGAAAAGAAAAGTTTCAGGCTGCGGCTGCTGCAGGAAAGAAACTCGGTGAAGGAATGGATCCAGTCGGTCGTGAAGATAAAGACATTGATAACGATGGCGATTCAGATAAGACAGATGTCTATCTACACTCAAAGCGTAAGGCAATTGGAAATGCAATTCGCAAGAAGTTAGCGCAAAAAATGGAGAAGAAAGATGGCGAATAATTTATCTCCTGCAGATCAGGGTGAATACGATTACGAAGGTGACATGGCAAAGTCTCAGCTTCGCAGCATTATGGCAAATGCAAAGCGCATGCACGACATGCTTGAAGAAAATACAAATCTTCCTGAGTGGGTGCAGAGCAAGATTACTCTCGCCGAAGATTATATCTCAACCGCTGCTAACTATATGGAAGGTGAAATGAACGAAGAAATGAAACCATACGTGAAGGCTGCTCAAGCAAAATTCGACGCACAAACAAAAGCCCAGAAGATGGGTAAGAAGCAAGCAGGAACTCTTGCTGCTCGTAAAGAGCGCATTAAAGAAAAGCAAACATCTGCTGCTCAAAAAGCCATTGATCTTGTAAAGGGTCAAAAGAATAAGATCAACAAAGAACCAGAGGTGAAGACTGATGTTAAAGTTCAATGAGTATATCAAAGAACAATTCGATGAGATGCTTGATGTTGATGCGCGTAATGTTGAACAAAACGCCGAATCAATCAATGCAGATCTAGATGCCCTCACTGAGAAGCCATATCAAAATGCTCCGATCTTTTTGAATCAATTGCGTGGAACGTTAGAGCGGTATGGGATTCTTCTTCCAGCCTCTGCTACTCCACAGTTTCTAGATCTCGGTGCAGAACTAGTTTACCTTCTTGGCGAATCAAATCTCCACCTTTATGTTGTATACGATACAAACGATGAAGGATTTGTTGACGGTTATGCACAGATCGTAAGTGCAGAAGAACTCAAGGATTTAATGAGCGCAGACTCAGAAGATCTTCTTGACAAAGAGGATGATGAGATTGAAATGCGCCCATCAACGTGGTATGCAAAACGCGACGATGATGCAGGTAACACTGACGAATATTAATCTATGCTTTTTGATGAACTGAATGAGTCGAATATATTGTTATATGCAGCAAAGTGCTATGATAAGCCCAATTGCATTGACAGCGAATTCGATGAAGATTATAAAAGAATTCGCTATGTAAAGAGATTATTACATCGATATAGACT